ACAAGTCTGATAGAGATGATCAGTGTAAGCCTCCTTTGGTTGAGTGGAGTTGGAAACCAACAAAACAATAGACACAGCAATGGTTAGACATTGTAGATTTTATGGAATTGGCTTCTCCACATCTCGCTAAATAGAAAGGATAAATATGTGGTATTTTATAATAGGATTAATTCTTGGTTGGATCTTCAGTAGATCTTACAAGAAACTAAAAGTAGATATGTCAGAGATACTTGATGATCTCAAGTCACTTAGTAGTCGTGCTGCGAATAAGCTTCGTGATATAGACGAGTAAGTTAGGATTATCCATAAAGAATAATGGTTGGATTACATTAGCTGTATTAAGTACTACACGTTCTTCTGTAGTACCATCAGCTAGTGCCATACCTTCATTAGTCTCACCAATATATTTAAATACACAGTGTAGCAGCTCATGAATAATGGTATTCGCTTCTTCTTCTGGACTTAGTCCTGGCTGTATTTCTATTTTTGATTGTCTATCAAGATACTGTCCATAGCAGTCCGTCATGTTATCAGAACGGAACTCAGGGGATGCATAAACAATATCTATTGTACGATAGCCTACTTTTACTTTTAAAGGTAGTTTCATATAAGCACACCTATTCTAGTGTAGTAATAATTACTATACGAGTTGGAACTCAAATGCAACTTAAATTCCATAAAATTGCTGCATAAATTGTCGGTTCTAAACAGTAGTTTAACCAGAATTTACGTTCGTTGCCATATTGTTGATGCAATTCCATATGGTGAAACATGCATAATGGGACTGTTTTAGAGTCACAAACCTTTAATCCCATAGCTGCAGGTTGTGTAAATGTTAAATGATGTGCATGTATTTCATAATCTGTCTTACAAACACAGCAAGAAAGCTCTCTAACATGCTTTAAATGCTTCGGAGAACGATGTCTAGAGGGTATACTAGGGTCAAATAAAGACTTATCTATACGTTTACGTTTAGCCACGAATGGTATTACCTTTGTTTTGTAATCCAAAATGGAATGCAGCTTCACCTAAAGCTTCTCTAAGTCTATGACCACCATAGTATTTAGACCATTTCATAGTACGATTTAAATCAGATATAGAATAGCCTTCTCCACAGACAAGATCAAGCACAATAGCTGATGTTGGTCCTACAGCGGAGTTACATTTGGCTAATTCTTGCATAGCATCTAGTTTATGATCTGCTATATCACCCTTGCCTGTTACATCTATCTTCTCTGATAGACTAGCAGTACGAGATCCAATAAGAGATAATTCATATAGTTTGCGATATTTAAGACCAGCAGAGTATTGAATAGCTGTAACTAAGTTCCTATTGCGTAAAGTATCAAGTGAACATTCTCTAAGATTCATGACACGAACATAGCTGCCTTGTTTCAATACAGGTGCTATATCCCGTTTATCTTCTTTATCCATAGGTAAATATATAATATGATTTGTTGAATTTAATCAACGAATATGATTAATTAGAAAGTGAGTAATATGAAAAAAACCAATCCTATACTAAATGAGGAATATCGCCATAGTGCAAGTCGTGGTAATGACTTCATAGATAGTCCATCATTATGGTTAATGCGTAACTATTTTCAATTACGTTCAGAAACAAACTATAGCATGACAATGGGTAATGCTTCAGAACATGCAGCGCATGTAGGTTTAACTGCACCTGGTGCTATTGATGTCAAGAAGGTTGCTTATGACACATTTAGCCAGATGGCTGAAGATTTACTAAGAGCTGATCAAGGTGAAATACCTAAACAATTAGATAAAGTTGGTGATATAGCTCAAAACTTTACTAATGTACTAATTAAAATACAACAAGATCAGAAGCTATTACACTACAATAAGAAATATATAGTTAAGGTTGCTGGGTTAAAACACAAGATAACGTATGTTCCAGACTTTGAGTTTGAAGATATAGTTGTTGATACTAAAGCAACAATGGCATTCCCAACAGATCCATATAAAACTAAGCTAGGTCATATACGACAAGCTTCATTATATGGTGCGTTGATGAATAAAAGAACTGCACTCTTATACGCTACAGATAAGAAGGTAGGTCTATTTGAGATACCACCACACATAGTTGATCTGCAAAGTGATTTTATGTTTGATGTATTCAAGAAAATAGAGAAAAATAACAAGCTGTTTAAAAATGCAAAAGAGTTCATTGATTATACAGTATTAAACACAGATGGGTACAAATGGGATGTTGAAACTAGGAAACTCGCTAATAGGTATTGGTCTTAAATTAAAAGGAGGAAGTATGGCTTTTCAAGCACAACTAAAGAAAGACGCAAGGGATTACTCAGAAGGTTCTGAGATTAAATTTTGGATTCCTGCAAAACTCAGTGGCAACGATATTGTTGTCTACTGGAACGCTAAAATAATGAGTGATGGTAATGATCCAATGAGTCTTAAAGAAGGCGCATGGATTGAATTTGATGGTTACAGTAAGAATGGTAAAGCTTATACAGCTAAATCAATCAAATCTGTAGATGATCTATCTGTCCTGGATGAAGATCCAATGGCAAATGATGCACCCAAGAAAGCTGCTACCAGTCATAGCAATGCAATTGATACTGCACTACGTGATGCTGGTATGGTCAAAGTAAGAGCTGTCAATGATATTATGGTTGCATCTCGAACTGAAGATATTTCATTTGGTGATCAAGTCAAATATGTACAACGTGCAGTAAATCTTTTACATGCATCTAATATGAATTATGAGGAAGTTGACGCAGAGTATGACGATAAGGGACAGAAAATACCTTTCTAATTCTGCTATAAGTGAACTAGATTCAGCTTTTTTTGACAGCTATCATGAGAATGTATGCAAGGTAGCTGTTGAAAATTTTAAATCTGATGGTGAGTTAGTAACTATTATTGTCGGTCATTCAAAAGGTGAAGCTATACTTTCTAAAGTAATTGATAAAAATCTAACTGTAGAAGCGCCAAAGATAATGCGTCTATTAGATGAGCTTGAGATTACTAGCTATAGCTTTGTTAGTGAAGGTCGTATGCTTGTACCTAATCGTAAGAATAAAGTACCAGTAATAGTTATATCTTCACACAATAGATCAGATGATTCTAGGACAACTATATATAGAATAAGATCTAGAAAGAATCGTAAAGTCGATTTATTTGCAACAGGTGAACAAGATGATAACGTATGGAATTACTTGTTCAAAAAAGAAAGGATATTACAATGAATACTAATCACTTAGATATCTTAGATGCTAAAATGAAGCTGCAAGACTATCAACAAAATGCACCTAGACACTGGTTTATAGAAGCTACAGATCAAAAAGGTTATGCAGTTGATGCTCGTGTAGATGCTCATACATTAGATGCTGCTAAGAAAATGTTTTTAAGACAGTTTCCTATGCATCAGATAGTAAAATGTACCAGGATCAAATCTTATATTGAAAAGAAAGGAGGCATAAATGCCTTATGATTTAAACAACTTTGAAAAGACAAAGAAGAATATTAAAATAGGACAAGAATTAATACTTGATGAATCTGCTGCTGAAAGAGCTTATAACTTTTGTATAAACAACTTAGACACACTTACTGAATACAACCAAGCCTATATACTAATGGATGGTTATACAAAGATACTACTTAATACAATTAAAAGCGAGTCAGATGAAAAGTCAGATGCTGCTCGTAACACAGAAGCTTATGCAGATAATCGTATGCTTACACATAATGATAACTTAGCATTTGCTAAAGCTAGATACGACCACTTAAAAGAACTTTATAGTCTTGCTAAAGAACGTATAGGTATGTGGCGTACTAAAGAAGCCTCATCTAGAATTTAGTTTAGTAATGGATTGCCTTGTGCAACCTTTAATTCATTAATCATAGACTCAAGATAGTTTATAGCTGCAGTATTAATTTTTATGTCAGCTTTCAATCCTTCAATAGATTTGTTAACTTCTGTAAGATCTACTGTTTGATTAACGGTAAACTTTTTATTTTCGATAACATCTAATCGTTGATTAAACGTACCCCAAGTATAAAACCCACCTCCGATTGCCGACACTAAAGCTAAAAGCATTCCTATGGTTTGTAGTTTAGATATCATTCCGTTCATTAATCAGCTCCTGTAATTTTAAATATGATTTTTTTGTTTCGTTACGTGCAGCATTTACTTTTACGTTATGCTGTGCAACAGGATCAGTAGACCCTAGTGTTACTTGATTATTATAAATAGATTTGTCATAACCAGCTAATGCAATTTGATTAAAGAACGCAGGATTACCATCAGCTAATTGTCTATTGTCAAAGATAGCATTGTTCATAGTAGCGTAACTAGATATGTCTACCTGGTTAGATACCATAGCTCTACTTACTAATTCATTTACAACTACTAAAGTAGCTTCAATCTTTTCTATTTGGCTTTGTACTTTGCCATCAATATATCTTTCAACTGCAACTACATCTACAGATACTTCAGGTTCTTTCTCTACTAATTCTTCAGTAGGTTCTGGTCGTTCTTCTTCAACGTCTGCCTCGACAACTTCTTCTTGTTGTGGACTACTTGACTCTTGAATTGGTTGCTCTGTAACAACTTCTTCGCTACTGGGTTCTTCTTCAATTGGTTCATCAACTTGCTCCACCACTTCAATAGGATCGGCATCTGGTTCTGCAGCTGGGGGTTCATCTTCAACTCTTGTTTCCACAACTGGCTCAGGATCGTATGCATTGGTTATATCTTCTGTGTTAAATTCTTCTTCTGGTATTTCAGGTTCAGGTTCAGGCATAGTTATATTAACTGGTATCGGTACTGCTGTAAATACTGGCTCATCAATTTCTACTACTTCAGGTTCCCATATATACTCAGGTACATCTATAACTATCTCTACCTCTGGTGTTTCAATGTCTATGATTATATCAACTAGATCATCTTCAATATCTACAATAGTGTCAGCTATATCTTCTACTGCTTGCGGACAGGTACTAGGATTAAACTCCCAACAGTATTTAACTGTAGTGTTGCTTACCTGCGATATAGTGTTCTCAATCTTAGTATAATCAAATGTAAGCGTAGGATTTTTTAAATCTGCAGCTCTATGATACTGTGTATTGGTATGAGTAAAATCAAATCGTGCTGTAACACTTCCATTGGTTATATTGTTCTCACCTATAACAATAGTGTCTTGATAAGTAGTAAAGCCATTGTTTGCATAATCAACCACTCTGCTTTGTGTGGTAGTGTCTCCATTACCATCATTAAATATTTGCGTCATAGTTACTGATTGCTTCGTATCAGAGCTATCCCAAAACCAAATGTCAGCACCTAGTGTAGAACTAAACCCTCGTTGTACTTCATCATTACTTAAACCTGAATCAGCTTGAGTTAGTGTGCTTTGTACATACTCGCCACCAACACCTGCAATAGTTCCGCTTCCGTGTGTATGATCTAAGTTAGTTCCACTCCAACTACCATCAGTAAAATCTCCTGATAAGAAGTTGTTAGTAGTATGATTAGTAATAACAGATGTTACAACATCAGTAGTTGTAGTACAGGTTTGATCTCCATACTGTGGTACATTCTGTATACAAACTGTTTCAGCTTTACTCGTTACCGAGCTTAATAATCCCACCAGAATAATTAATAACCTGACCATCATCTATATCCTCTAATATTTCATTGTCTATTTGTTCTGTAATACGTAGAGTCTTAACATACTCCTCATAGTCTGGTCTTAGCTTACCATATTTTTCCCATTCAGTTTTGGCTTCACTACCAATTTTTGAATTATACGGACAGTACGTACCTGCCATATGCATTGCACTAAATACTCTTGAGTCCTGGCACATAATAGCTATAGCAGCAACCTTCATGTTCATATCATGCAGAGCTTTAGCTAGTTTAAGTCTTTCACAATTAAGATCTCTCTTAGTCATACCAAGACTAGCACCAAACGAAAAGGTTTGACCACCAGCAGATATACCTACCGTACATAAGTCTTGCGACATACTAGATATAGCAGGAGCTGATGCACTAGATACTACTCTTGAGTCACCCTGATAAGCATTGGTTGTATTGGTTGTAGTTGAATTACTACTAGAGCCTGTGCTGTACGTAGTATTAGCAGTAGACGAGTAGCCTCCAGTTATGGCGGTATTACTCCCACTAGAATTTACCTGGTCATTGGTAGTAGCTCCATTAGAAGTTACATCTGCTAGAGCAGAGTCCATTAGTAAACTAAAAGATGCCAACATACATACAGCAGTTGCCATTACGATTATAATTGATTTCATTTTTTACCCTTAAATATGTCCGCTCCTTTAAGACCATAGATACTAGCGACCACGCCGATAAATAATGATTGATACCAGAACGGTAGATTAGAAAACTTGTCGAAGAATATATCTAGTTTTTGTTGTATATTAGGATCATCACTAAACACCGACCATATCAATAAAACCACAGGGGCGCTCACAAGCAAAAGCACGAACTCGTCTTTCCATCCCTTGTCATTTGATTGACGTACTTGTGCTTGGTATTCTACCTCACCATTAGCCATCTTCTGTGCATGTAATAGTTCTGCATCAGACATCAGTATCTTAGCCTTTTGCTTATTAGCAAATATCGAAGCCCCTGTCTTTAAGACAGTAGGCAGTATTGATAACCACATATGTATTCCTAAATGTTTTTAATTATATCGCTTAGTTCTAAGCAACGAGCTGGTGTTTGTTGATACCAACGAGAGTCTTGCATTTGTAATGCTGCCTCAGAAAAGTCACATTCTCCAAGCGCCTTGAACATGTTCTTAAACTTGCCTACTCCAGCCTGTCCTAGCTGAAAGCACATCTCAATTAGAACGCCTTGTATAATAGCTTTTTGTGAATCTGATAGAAATGTATGATTATCTCTTAAATGCTCTTGTATGAGGC